ACAAGTAGTGGCATCAATGTTCTCCCAGGTACATCAGGAGATACGGGATCGTCGCCACCAGGTCCAGCCGGAGTTCAAGGTGGCACCGGTCCAACTGGAGCTAATGGTGAATCAGGAATTGGATCAACAGGGCCACCTGGTGAACAGGGAGCTACCGGGCCAGCTGGTCCTCCTGGACCACCAGGGTCAACCGGTCCTCCAGGGGTCAACAACTTGGAATTCATCTGCCCCTCAGGATTTTCACTTAAGAACATAGAAATAAAGGAGAAAAGTACTACATATTTAGCTGCACTCTGCGTGGCACAATGAAAGGAGGAGAATGAGTGTTAAGAAAACTCCTGGTCGTAAGCCACGTCGTCCCGCAACCACGCCAGAAGGAAGAGAGAACCAACTCATTTCTCTTGCTGCAGACCTCGCAGAGAAACAATTGGTTGCGGGTACAGCTTCTTCTCAGGTGATCACTCATTTTCTGAAATTGGCTTCGACCAGAGAACGTTTGGAACAAGAACGTCTTCAAAGAGAGAACTCGTTATTGCGGGCTAAGGTCGATCAACTTGCATCAGCTAAGAGAATCGAGGAACTTTACGAAACTGCACTTAATGCAATGCGCACATATTCCGGTCAGGTGGACATGAATCTTTATGATGATGAATCACCAGAGGATTAGGTCATATTCGGAACTAGTTAATCTTGAAACATTTGATGAACGATTTGATTATCTCAAGCTTGGTGGCAAGTTGGGACGAGCAACTTTTGGATTTGATCGGTATATTAATCAACAATTTTACAGATCTCGCGAATGGCATGATGCGAGGGCTTATACCATTTACAGAGATCAAGGTTGTGATCTTGGTATACCTGGTTATGAGATTCATGTCGAATTGTTGATTCATCACATGAATCCGATGAGTGTCGATGATATTCTCCATAGAGAGAATTGGATTCTTGATCCAGAGTTTCTCATTACAACGAAACACGATACTCACAATGCCATACATTATGGCAGCAATAACCCATATCCAAAAGTAGTTCTAGAAAGACGTCCCCGAGACACCAAACTCTGGTAAGGAGGTTGTAATGGAAAGTAGCATTTTAATTAGTACTAAAAAAGTTCTTGGTCTTGACGAAGCGTATGATGTTTTTGATTTAGATGTTATGACACATATTAATGCCACATTTGGAATTCTTAATCAAATGGGTATTTGTCCAGATGGTTATGCGATTGATAGTGAATTGGATTCTTGGGATGAACTAAATCTTCCACAAGAGCAACTTAATCTCGTTAAAACTTATGTATTTTTGAGAGTTAAGATGTTATTTGATACGCCTCAGACTTCGTTTCTAATTGACGCAACAAACAAGCAACTCGATGAAGTTGGGCAACGCTTAAGTTATTTCCGAGAGACCAGCATTCCATTTAGTACCGATCAAGCTGATAGAGATAGAATCACATCGGAAGTTCCTAGCAGACAAGGGGGGTGGGATATTTATGGCGATAGTGCAACATATCAGTGAAAAACCTTGGAGCGATTATACAGCTGCTGATTACACAATCGAGCAGTGGCATAGGGCTTGTCTCATTCATCAACATGAAGGACCTCCCACCTCCAAGAACCAGTGTAAACTCCCCGTCAAGACTCCATCCGGTGTTGTGAACAAGAATGGGGTTCACGCAGCAGCTGCTGCTTTGGCCGGAGCTCGAGGTGGTGTTCATGCGTCATCTACTGAGAAGGCTGCTGCGAAAGCAGCTATTCGTCGACTATATTCTCAGATGAACGAGGAGCCTCCTCCTTCGATCAAGCAATCTTCCCTTAGTCATCATGGTGTCAAGGGAATGAAATGGGGTGTTCGTAATCGAGTAGGTAGTGGCAGTCGAACTCGTAAAGAGAATAAAGCCAGAGCTAAGCGCCAAAAAGCATCACAAGCTCGTAGAACTCTTTCCGATAAAGATCTTGATGCTTTTGTCAAGCGTCTTCAAAGTGAAAAGAAATTGAAAGAACTTGTCAATGAAGATCTTCGTCCGGGTAGAACCAAGGCTGTGAAAATTCTTGATAATGCTGGGACAAAGGTTGTTGGCAACGTTGCGACAGGCGCAGCTACTCTTGCTGTCGGTGCCTTTATTGGAAGGCATTTCAAGAAAAAGGGTTCTGCAGCCGCATCTCAACAAGGTAAATTCGTTGCTGAAACTTTGATGCGTGGAGGGCTTAAGAAGAAATAGGAGGTGCTGATTGTTATCTAATACAGCTACTCCTTTTTATTATGGAATGTTTCGGGATCAGGTTCTCAGAGGAGAGATTCCGGTAAACCGTGAGATTTCTTTAGAAATGAATCGTATTGATGATCTTATTCGAAATCCCAATGTTTATTATGATTCAGAAGCTGTAGAAGGATTCATACTTTTCTGTGAGAATGAACTCACATTGACTGATGGTAGTGATCTGTTTCTTCTTGACACGTTCAAACTCTGGGCAGAGCAGTTATTTGGTTGGTATTACTTCATCGATCGAAGTGTATATGAACCAAGTGCAGATGGTATGGGTCACTTTGTTACGAAGCAGATTAAGAAACGTCTTACCACAAAGCAATATTTAGTTGTGGCTCGTGGTGCGGCAAAATCTATGTATGCGTTCTGTATTCATGCGTTTTTTCTGAATGTGGATATTTCAACCACACATCAGATCAATACCGCACCAACGATGAAACAAGGCGAAGAGGTGATGTCACCTTTCCGTACTTCTATTACCAGAGCTCGAGGTCCTCTGTTCAAATTTCTGACAGAAGGATCCATTAGAAGTACGACCGGCCCTAGTGCAATGCGGCAGAAATTGGTCTCCACCAAGAAAGGGATAGAAAATTTTCTCACAGGATCTCTACTAGAGATTCGCCCGATGACCATCAACAAACTCCAAGGTCTACGTCCGAAAGTTTCAACAGTTGATGAATGGTTGTCTGGTGATATTCGAGAAGATGTGGTTGGAGCTATTGAGCAGGGTGCATCCAAAATGGATGATTATTTGATCGTTGCTATCAGTTCGGAAGGAACAGTTCGCAATGGATCAGGCGACACCATCAAGTTGGAGTTGGCTAATATTCTCAAGGGAGAATACGAAGCACCACATATTTCTATCTGGCATTATAAACTTGACGATATCGAAGAAGTCGCAGATCCTTCTACATGGCTCAAGGCTAATCCAAATCTCGGTAAGACAGTAACGTATGATGTTTACCATTTGGATGTTGAGCGAGCAGAGAAAGCCCCTGCTTCTCGTAATGATATTTTGGCCAAGCGCTTTGGTATTCCTATGGAAGGATACACATATTTCTTCACTTACGAAGAGACACTTCCACACAGGCCAAGAGATTTCTGGACTACTCCTTGCGCTTTGGGAGCAGACCTTTCACAAGGCGATGACTTCTGTGCATTCACCTTTCTTTTTCCATTGGTAAATGGAGCATTCGGTATAAAGACTCGAAGTTACATTACCGAGTTGACTTTGATGAAGCTTCCAGGCGCCATGAGAATGAAGTATGAAGAATTCATATCTGAGGGAAGTCTTCATATCATGCCTGGAACCGTGCTTGACATCATGGAAGTCTATGATGATCTCGATCATTTCATTACAACATCCAATTACGATGTTAGATGCCTTGGATTCGATCCTTACAATGCTAAAGAGTTTGTTACTCGATGGGAACATGAGAATGGCCCGTTTGGCATAGAGAAAGTCATCCAGGGTGCAAGAACCGAATCGGTTCCACTTGGTGAATTGAAGATTTTAGCAGAAGAAAGAGCTCTTATATTTGATCAAGAGCTTATGTCTTTTGCTATGGGTAATGCGGTTACGTTGGAAGATACCAATGGCAATCGCAAGCTTCTTAAGAAGCGGGCGGAAGAAAAAATAGACAACGTATCCGCAATGATGGATGCGTACATCGCATACAAAGCCAATAAGGAGGCTTTTGAATGACTGTTTACGAAGATCCTACTCAACAGCAACAGGATCCGAACCAGCCTCAACAGGATCCAAATCAGCCTCAACAGGATCCGAACCAGCCCCAACAAGATCCAAATCAGGATCCAGATCAGCAGCCCCAACAAGAGCCTGGTCAGGAGTCTGAGGAGTCAAAGTACTCATTCGGTGATGAGGATGAGAAGGCTGGACTTAGCAGTAAGGCCCCCTGGGTTTCAGATCATCCTCGTGGATCGACGCCGGATGAAGCATCTCCAGATGATCAAAGTCATGAGGCTGTTCCTCAATCTCCTCAACCGTCAGAAAGTCAGTAAGCACAAGGAACGAAGTGACATTGGTCGATGTCGTTATCAATCTAGGTATACTTGGTTGTATTTCAATCATCCTTTTCACAGTTTATATTTTGTGGAGACGAGGAGAGTTTGACGATCAATATCATGATCTTCCAACTCAACGATTTACAATCTCTGATACGCCATCGACCAATAGTCACTACCCCAAGACGCCATTTCGTATCAATGCTCCAACTGCTGGCGAGTTGATGAAGGAGGTAGAAGAGTGATCGTCGATGAAGAAGTATACCTCGAGCATCATGGCGTCAAGGGTATGCACTGGGGTGTTCGGAATTTTATTAATACGCAGAAAAAACGTAGATTGAATAAGTATGGTGATAAGAGTGTTAAGCCACTCACCAAAGCTCAGAAGCAGGCGCGTTCAGATCGAAGAATTCAACGGGCTAGAATTGCTGGTGTATCGGTTTTATTAGGAACGTATGTTACTTTAAACATCTTAGCTGCAAATGCTAATCGAAAGGCTTCTGAAACTCGTTTTAAAGATGCTTTCGATGAAGAACGTTTTAAGGATGCTTTTCGTAATGCAAGAAGAGGTGGTTTTGGTGGAGGAGGTAGTACAGGAAGAGCAAGAGCAGCAGCTTCAGCAGCTCGAGGCGAACGCGCTGTAAAAGATATTATCAATTCTGAACGTGCTTCTCAAGCGGCATCTCTTCTGAGGATGCATCAAGAAGGAA